GACATGGCGCAAGAGGCTGTGCTTGGCGCGGTCCTGAAGAAGAAGCCGAAGAAATGAAGTGGCTGGCCCTGCTCCTGCTGACGGCTGCGCCTGCTCATGCCTATGAGATCACCCGCGTGATCGACGGCGACACGGTGGAGATCGCGGTAGACTTTCTGCCGTCACCCCTCCCGCCCAAGCTGTCGATCCGCGTGATTGGTATCGATACGCCTGAGAAAGCCCCTCGCGCTCAATGCGATGCCGAGGCCGCCTTGGCCAAGAAGGCCAGCGCCTTTACCAAGAATGCCGTCGCCAATGCCCTAGAGGTCGAGGTCAAAATCCTCAAGTGGGACAAATACGGTGGCCGTGTGCTGGGCGAGGTCTACCTAGACCACCAGAGCCTCGCTGAGAGTTTGATATCCGCAGGCTTGGCGCGGCCCTACAAGGGTGACGCCAAGCAATCATGGTGTGAATAGGAGATAGACGATGAGCCTGATTACCGTAGACCAACTGCGCGCGATGATCCCGTCGAATAAGGAAATCGACGCATGGTGCGAGGAGCTTAACAAAGCCCTTCCAAAATACGACATCACCACCGACCAGCGGATCGCTGGCTTTATCAGCCAGTGCGCGCATGAGAGCATGGACTTCAACGCCATGTCCGAGAACCTGAACTACCGCGAGGAGACCCTGAACAAGGTGTTCCCCCGCTACTTCGGCCCCGGCAAGCGCAACGCCGCCGAGTATGCCAAGAACCCTGAGAAGATCGCCAACTACGTCTACATGGACGAGTTCCGCACCAGCAAGCTGGGCAACACCCAGCCGGGCGATGGCTGGCGCTTCCGTGGCCGTGGGCTGAAGCAGTTGACAGGGCGGGACAACTACACCCGCTTTGCCAAGGACTACGACATGACGGCGGAAGAGGCTGCTGTGTGGGTCGAGACCAAGGAAGGTGCATTGGCATCGGCCCTGTGGTTCTGGAACACCAACAAGCTGAACGCCGTCGCTGACACGGGCAACGTGGCTGCGCTGACCAAGAAGATCAATGGCGGCGACATTGGCTTGGCTGACCGTCAGGCGCGCTATGCGAAGGCTATGGCGGCATTGGGTGGCAAGATCGACACCAGTGCGCCTGCCGCCGCTCCTGCGGCCTCTACGGGCGTCCTGCGCGTTGGCTCGACGGGACAGGATGTAAAGCGCATGCAGGCCGCTCTCCGCATCCCGTCTGACGGCCAGTTCGGCCCCGGCACAGAGGCGGCCCTGAAGAAGTGGCAGGCGGCCAACGGCCTGACAGCCGACGGCGTGGCTGGCCCCAAGACGCTGGCAAAGCTGCTGGGGTGAAAGACGGCTATCCCATAGCGTCTTGGCGGGTAACCCGCGATGGCTTGATTGTCTGGTTCGGCCAGAATCGGGACATCATTCCATTCGGCCAGTTCGGCGGCCTTGTGCTGGCGCTGGCTGAGAGGATGAAACGTGAGGGGCGCGCTGGTGATGATAAGCCGTAGCGCAGTCTGATCTTCGACCAACACAAAGCCACCCGTGACGGTTTCTTGGATGTGTTGCGCCACTCGCAATTCGTTTTAGCGGCTCAGTTTGTGGCCTGCAACCGCTTTTCGTTCTGAAGCCGCCGCAAGGTGCGCTCGACCGCCGCCGGGCTAGCTGACAGTTTGACCTTTGGCTTTGTCTCGCCGTCAGCGATGTCGATCCAAACTTTGCTCTTTGGGCTGACCCGCTGCGGCGAGAACGGGTGCATCGGCAGAACGATGCCAAAACGCTCACAGGCGGCTGCGATGCTAGAGCGGTGCATTCCGTAGTGTTCCGCTGTTAAGGTCAGGTGCCAGCCTTGGTCTTTGGCGGCTTGGATCATGTCGCGGGTAATCATTCGTCTCGGCGGTGCCATTCGGCTTGGTCCTTTATTCTGTTGATGGTGTCTAGATTTTGGCGGGCCATATACTCAATCAGCAAAAGCTGCTCCTCAGTCACCCACCACGCAGGCAACTTGACGTAGCCCGCCAGCCTCAACGCTCTCGCACCGGGGCTGTTGCTGACTTCACGGGGCATTGGCTACACTTCCCAAAGATGCGGTCTACCGGGCGCTTCCACAGTGAAAAAACCAAATGCGTTGTGGAAGTCATGCAGGGCGTTGATGTAATCTCGAAGCCTCGCGTTCTCGACATTGGCCTCAGCCATACGCTCCATCATATCAATGATGCGTTTGGCCTCCTCTGCCCGCTCGTGCAACATGACCTTGAGATCATGCTTTGCAAGCCGCTTAGAAGGTCGGTCGAAGTAGACAGGATGCGGATATGTGATGTCGCACATGATCCGTTCCATCTCGCCTTTGGTCGTTCTGTATAGTTTAAGACTGCTCATCCCTTCTCTCCCTCAATCTCGGCCAGCGTGGAGCGGGCTTGTGACTCTTTCCAATCCAGGTTTTGATCCCGATGATCATATTCTCGCACTGCGGCACCGTCAGACCAACCTTCACGGTATGCGGCTTGCACCGCCTTCGCCAGCTTGGCGGTCAGAGCTTCGATGCGGTCAAGTCGGGCATCGGTTCCGCTTGGTTTACTCATGGCTTCTCTCCCAATACCTTCCGCCACTTGTAGATGCTCGGCACCGAGACGCGGTGCAGCGCGGCGGATTGCTTCACGCCTATGATCTCAGCGTCTTGGACGGCGGCTAGGCGCAGGTCGTCGGTCAGGCCGTAGTCTGGGTGGAAGTGGGTCATGTCTTCTTCCCCTTAATCCGTTCCCACCGGACCCCAAAGCACAGGCGCTGCATGAGGCGGTTGAATGCGTTGGGCTGTCTGCCCTCCTCAAGGTGATACACGACACCGGGGACGAGGTGGCAGCGCCAAGCATACTCCGGGGGCCATGCGATCTTTATGTTTCCGATCATTTCACACAGTTCCCCTCGACCCATTGCTTGTCGGCGGCGATGCACTGCTCGTAGCGGATTTGGCTTTTATCCATGTCGTCCATCATAAGCTGCCCAAACCCAAAGATCAGAAATACGAAAGCCGCAATTCCTGCGAGTGGGACGATGTCATACCAAAAGTCTCTCATTTCCGCCCCCGTTCCCACGCCATGCGTGACAGCCGGTTGGCCAGTGCGTCGATGTCCTCGACGCTGATCTGGCGATTGCTAATGATGGCCCAGTAGACTAAGTCCATAAACCGCTTGGGCGGCAGCACGGATGCTGCGTTGCTGATCCCCAATGCCGCCTCTGCCTGCACGTCGCGGTGCGGCATGGTTTCTGTCTTCTTTCTCCAGAACATCATGCCTGCACCTCCGTCAGTTCGTGCATGTCCAAAGCCCACAGGTTTGTGCTGGGCAGGCGCATTTCGATCAACTCGGCCAACACATCATCGAAGCTGGCACCAAGGATGGATGCCAGTTCGTAAGTCGTAGCTGCCCCGCCAGCCAACTCTTCCTTGATCCGAGCAGCCAGAGTCCGAGTGGACAGCGGCCTTGCGTCTTCCAGCGAGATCGCAAGCCAAGGCGTCTTCTCGGGCTGGCTCATGTTGGGGACGATCTGCGCCATGACCTTCTGGCCGGGGCGCAGGCTGGCATCCAAAGCCAATTTGGACGGGATGAACACGTTCTGCGTCATGTCGCTGGACAGCACGGCGAAGGTGGTGCCAGTGGCGAGGCGGTTGGTTACTACCAGTTCAGTCGGCTGCATTGTTTTTCTCCAGATATGCAAGTTGGTCTTCTGCGTCACGTTGATAGTGGATCAGGATCATAATCTCCTCCCCCACCCAGCTAGGACGGACGCCCGTGCCGTATCTCTTTTCTAGATCGTCGATCTGCTCCTGCTTGCGGGCGATGTAGGCGCGGCATTCTTCTTTGGTCATCACATGATCCCCAATCTGTCTAAGGCGAAGTATGATCTTTTGTACGCCTTGATTAGTCCATCAACGCAGGCGATCCTGTCCTCAATGCCGGGCGTCATGCGGTCAAAGGGTGTGTTGATCAGCGTTTCCCGATAATCCCACAGGGCGGTCAGCACGATGTGCGTGTCCATTGCTCCAAGTTTGACGGCCATGATTACCACCCCATCCCGAGGCCAAACAGTAGGCCAGCGTAGAGCATGGCGGCGAGTGCCGTTGCGCCGAAAAGGGCGGCGAGGAATTCATAGATGTTCATGTCAGTTATCCTTCATAGCGTTGTTGATGGCGGTGTTCAGGCGCTGGACCAACTCGGCGCGGTTTAGGTAAAGCGCGATTTCTGCGGTGTTGGATACTTCGCCGCCGAGTGTCGCATTCTGGGTCGCGGCGACCATTTCTTTGACGCACTGAAGCGCGATCTCGGCCTGCTCCAGCGTGATGGTTACGGTCTTGGTCATGTGGGTCATCCTGTTTGCTAGTGTGGGTGCCAGCCCCGAAGGGCTGGCCGCTGAGTGGTCAGATCGTCATGAAACCATAGTAGCGGAAGGCGTACCCGCCAGTGTTCTTGTCCAACTGGACAATGGCGGTCCAGCGGCCCTTCGGCGTGCAGACCACCATGAAGCGGTCGTTGTGGTCGGGATACATGTCGCGGATCTCTTCGATGCGCTTCATCAGGTTCTGCTCGGTTTTGTAGGTTTTGATGTACAGGCCGTCGAGGTCCATGCTGATCTGGCGGAGGGTCATGTGGTTCATCCTGTTTGCTAGTTGGTACAGACACCATACAGCCTGCGTTGGCCCATGCAACAGAAAAAATGTACTTGACGCTAATTATTTTCGCCTCTAGGTCTGATGGCACCGAAACACAGGAGAGCGCCAATGATGGCTCAAACTCAAATCCGCCTATGGTGCGCCAAGGATGGGCGCAAACTAGGTTGGATCGCAAAACAAATCCCGGTCGCATCGTCCAGCTTCAGCCGCTGGATGACGGGCCGCATAGTGCCGTCCGCAGTCTACCGCCACCGCATCGCTGACATAACTGGGATCGAAGACCTGCGCTTTGAGCAGGAATGGGTGTCCAAGTGAACCGCAGCGAAATCCTCGACACCGCCAAGGAATTTATCACCAAGGATCGCGCGGCTACGCACGGTGATGCCGAGAGCAACTTCGGCCTGATCGCGGCTTACTGGTCGGCCCACCTTGATGCCAACGTGACGGCTCACGACGTGGCCGTGATGATGTGTCTGTTTAAGCTGGCGCGCATGAAAAGTAACCCGGCGCATATTGACTCAGCACAGGATTTGTGCGGATATGGAGCAATAGCAGGAGAACTGGGGGCTGCATATGCCGAGAGAAAAGTGGACTAATCCGACGCAGACGCGAGAATACTATGCTTGGCGCAGCATGAGGCACCGCTGCACAAATCCTAAAAATGCGTCTTGGCACAACTACGGAGG